CGTGAGAGGCTGCATCCGACCCAAAAACCATTAGAGGCATGTAAGTATTTTATCCGTACATACACCAATTCTGGGGATACGGTTTTAGATAGCTGCATGGGGAGCAATATAACAGGTGTGGCCTGCCAGGAGCTGGGTCGGAAGTACATAGGGATAGAAAAAGATACTGTAAACTATCGCATTGCCCTTGATAGGGTAGATTAAAATTTCAGAAGAAGCGAGAGAGTGGAAATTTGAATAAACGAAAAAAGAAAAAGAAGATTTCATACGAAAGTGATTGTGAAGAAATATGGGGATATGTAATGTCCTATAAAGAATTAAAAAGGCAAGAAAGAATGTATCACGAAGATGTCATAGTCAATCATTATTACAGGAATTGTGATGATTCTGATGAATATGAAGAACTTTCATGTATTTTAGGAATACCTTTTGAAAACAGCAAAGAAAAATTTTCATATCCCAATAGGTTTAGATATAAGACGTTAAGAAGAACTGAGGGTCAAGGTTTTCATAGGGTTTTGTAAACTGATATATGCACTATTAGGTCTTTACAAAGGAGCGAAGATGAAAGCAGTAATGAAATATCCAGGCAGTAAGTGGAGTATATCAAACTGGATTATTAGTTTCTTTCCGCCACACCACAGTTATTTGGAGCCATTTTTGGGGAGCGGAGCTGTTTTATTTAATAAACCCCGCAGCCATATTGAAACTGTGAATGATTTAGACAGTAATATAGTTAACTTATTTGAATGGATGCGCAAAGACCCAGAACGTCTGGCCAGAGAGATATATTTACACCATATGCTAGGAAGGTATATGATGACGCATTTGCAACGGTGCCAGCAGATAGCTTTGACAGAGCTGTAAATTTTTACATACGTCTGAACATGGGGCATGGATTTCGGACGAACGGTGAAAAAGTTGGATGGAAGAATGATGTCCAAGGGCGAGAGCGTTCGTACGCTTCGCAGGATTGGTGCAATTTGCCGAAAAAGATTATGCAGGCGGCCGAACGACTTCGTGGAGTACAGATAGAAAATCGGCCAGCTGTGGAACTTATACCAAGATTTAACTATCCGAATGTATTAATTTATGCGGACCCTCCTTACGTTTTAGGTACCAGACATGGGAAACAATATCGGTTCGAGATGGACGACAAGAATCAGAACGATTTGCTTGACACGCTTCTGGCACATAAGGGGCCGGTCCTTCTAAGTGGTTATGATAATAAATTGTACAACGACCGCCTGCAGGGATGGTATAGGGAAGAAACAATTTGTTATTCCCAGGTGTGTAGTAAGAAACGAGAAGTATTGTGGATGAATTTTGAACCAGTGAAGCAGCTTGAGCTATTTAGCAAGAATTTTTGAAAGGATGATATAAAGCAGTGATAGAAAGAATGAGGCTTTAATAATACGAACTAATAAAAATAGGTTAAAAGAAGGTGAAAAAGTGACTTATGAATTACATATGTGGTTAAGAAAAATTATTATGGAGGCTAATAAAAAGTCATGTTCCACATGTAGTCACTATGATGGAAAGTTTGGTGATGATAAGTGTTTTAGTTGTTTGTGCACGGTAAGGGCGGTGGGGTATGAGCGAAGAACAACTTAAGAGGTACTGGCAAGCCTACACAGACGCATGGATGCTAATGAAAAACTGTAAAAAGGTTACGAAGAAACATATAGAAGAAATGCTATGGAAGCATGACATTGGAGTCATGAGACGGCTGTTTTGCCTAGCCGTTTGGCAAGAAATAAAGAGAGTCAGGGCAGGTGGTGAGCCATTGTTGGAAAAGGATTACCAGAGGGCATTTACATATACATGGAAACTGTTTAAGCAGTATAGTGAACCCGATGATTCTGATAAATACTGGGATGGTCTTATAGATGGAATAAAAGACTTAGGGAAGGAATTCGGAGAAAGTCAATTCATCAAGAATCTATTAATACATGTCTTATTGGAAGAAATAGAACGTATTTATAGAGAAAAAAATTGATACTGTATGGATGATAAAGACACATGATTTGTCGAAGGAGTGAGGAGATATTATGACACGAGCAGAAAGGCGCCGCGTAGAGCGAGAGAACAGAAAACAGCCTACATATAATCTATCCAGAGACCAATTGCGGGAAATTAAACAAGAGGCTACCCATGACGCGGCAGAGACTGCTTTTCTCATGATGTTGGGTATTCCAGTATTGATGTTTAAGGACCATTTTGGTCAAATGATACGTAGGGAAGTGGACGGAAAGAGCCGGGAACAACGGTTCGTAGATTACTGTATCGAGTTTTATAGGCAGTTTGATAAGGGGTTGTACACACTGGATGATATCCGTTCCGTATTGAAAGATGAATGTAATATTGAAATTGAAATTGAAATGAAATAAGCCGGGGGGAGTACCCCCGGCAATAAAAAACATCACAAAAGAACATATGTACGAAAAAAAGAAGCCCCGTGTGCTTGGCGGCTGAAGGGCTTCTCCTCATTGTATAGGATAATTATAACCTATCCTATACAAGATTACAAGGAAAGGATGGGTGGAAATATATGGCAGAACAGGTAAGTATGGATGATGTTGTCAGGCGTGTGATGGATAATATTGTAGATATCATTGAAGAACAGGAACGACTTAATCAAGTAAAACAGATACTCAACATGTGTTTATCCGGATTTCAGTTTTTTACAGAAGAAACAGCGTTATCTAATGAAATAGATATGTCAGTGGAATACCTTAATGCCTATTTGCTTCAGATGAAGTTAGATGGGTGCACAGATGGTAGTATTAACAACTATAAATGTAATTTAAAAAATATGATGGCACATATAAATAAAAATGTAAAGGAAATTACATATCAAGATTTAAAGGGATACCTTGCATATGGAAAGCTTGTTCGTAAATGGAAAGACAGAACATATAACAGTAAACTTATATCTATTCGTAGTTTCTTCTCTTTTCTGTATACAGAGGACCTGTTACCAAATAATCCAGCTAAGAAATTAAAAGAAACACGGGTGGAATATAAAATAGGTTCGACATTGCAACCAGAACAACGTGAAATGGTAAGATGTGCTTGTGAAAATGAATTTGAGTTGGCATTATGTGATATGTTATATGTAACAGGCATAAGGGTATCTGAGCTATGTGGAATGGATATTACAGATGTGGACTTTCATCGTAAAACTGCTGTGGTTTATGGAAAGGGAAGAAAAGAACGGCAAGTATGTTTAAATGGACAAGTGGCATTGCATCTTTGGAGATATCTCGACAGCCGTAATGATGATAATCCAGCGTTGTTTGTATCACCACATAGGCCACAAAGCCGCATAGGGGACCAGACAGTACGAAATATTCTTAATCAAATAAAAGAACGTGATGCGGACTTAGAGGGTGTCAGAATTACACCTCATGTTTTCAGACGTACGGTAGGAACAGATATGATTAACAAGGGTGCTCCAATTGAGATGGTAAAGGAAGTGCTTGGTCATGAAAAAGTTGATACAACACTTAAGTGCTATGCAAAAATTAGCAAAGAAACGGTACGGCAAGCCCATGCCCGTTATGTTGGATAGGGGGCTTTGGTGTGACAGCAAAAAAGTATTTAGAACAGATTGAGTTGATTCAATGGAAAATCGCACAAAAGACAAGAGAGCTAGATAGACTGAAGCGGTTAAATCGTGACGACTTAAAAGAGAAAATTACGGTTTTAGAAGAGGAGATTAGTGCTGATATAGCATCTTTATATGAAAGAAGAAATGAAATAGTTAATCGTATTTGTGAATTAAATAATAAATTATTTATTGATATTTTGTACAGGCGTTATGTAATAGGAGAAAAGAATTTCTTTGAAATTGCATATGATATGAACTATGCATATAAGTACATTATTAATATGCATGGAGTAGCAATAAAGTTATTCGAGGAAATACATCATGATATTTTAGATGGAATCCAAGTGGAATAGTCATGCTTTTAAGTATGGTATTCTTTTTATAAAATAATTGGAGGTGAATGTATCTTGAATAGCTTTATAACTTGGATTGGTGGAAAGAAATTGTTGCGAAAAAATATTCTTGAACAGTTTCCGGATTCGACAACATATAATCGTTATATTGAGGTTTTTGGAGGGGCTGCATGGGTACTTTTTGGAAAAGATAAAATTGCAAAATTAGAAGTTTATAACGATATTAATGGGAAGCTCGTTAATCTTTTTAAATGTGTAAAGTATCATCCAGAAGCATTGCAAAAAGAACTTGAATGGATATTTATGTCTCGCGAACAGTTTTTTGATGCAATAGGACAAATGGAGACAAGAGGACTGACAGATATTCAAAGAGCGGCAAGATTTTATATAATTATTCATGAATCATTTGGAGGGAATTGCGAGTCTTTTAGAGTTAGCAGCAAGAATATGCAAAAGAAATTATTGGATTTACCAGAGGTATCCAATAGGCTTTCAAGTGTTGTTATAGAGAATTTGGATTTTGAACATTTGATAAAAACATATGATAGACAGCAGGCGTTATTTTATATTGACCCGCCATATTATGCATCAGAAATGTATTATGCAGATAAATTTATTCCAGATGACCATATAAGGCTTCACAATGTATTAACGAAAATTAAAGGCAAGTTTATTATTTCATATAATGATTGTCAAGTGATACGTGATTTATATAATAAGTTTTGTATCATAGAAGTCGATAGATTCAATAACTTAACTGTTAAAGGTGGGGGCAGGCGGTATAATGAGTTGATTATTAAAAACTTTTAAAATGGGGTAATAAGGTAAATGATTTTGATACCCCCCTGGATATCAACCTTGAGAGAAAATATTGAAAATAGAAATAGAAAATTTTTGTAATTTCAAGATACAAAAAACATTTAAATTTTAAAGAAAAAATCCTTGTAAAAAGCCATGCAAATAATTACAATTTTGGAAGCCCTGGAAGCCCTGGAAGCCCTGGAAGCCCTGGAAGCCCTGGAAGCCTATGTAATGCCTATAGCATATCACGGACATAAGTAGAGCGCAAGTAATAAAATATGGCTATAACGCACCAGAACGAACGTAATCGGATTTAGACGTTGTAATCGCTAATACTATCGAATAGTGTCTGAAATCCGAATACGGGTTAAGTATGAGTTTGTTAACATGCAAAAAGTCATTTTGCCTGCTGATAGCATCGGACTAAATACCGGGCGGAAACTGAGAACTATAGTGGTGGACTACGTGTGTGGCTGCTCATGGCCGTGCTTCCTTTCGTTTTAGTGATTTTGCCCGCAGGAAATACGCCTCCCGTCCGTGTCCCGTCCCGCGGCTGATAGGGTGGTGTATAACCTGTATGCAGGGTGCTATCGCGCAACCGTTAAGCGCCGGATTACGTCACCGGGGCGATACAGGGTTTACAGTGACCGGCTTGATGCGGAGTGTAGACGGGTACAGCTCTGTAACAAGTACTTGCTCCCACGTGGGGAAAACCCGCTCGCAGGCGTTGCACCTGCTGGACGGTGTGGAACCGCGGCGGAAATACAGAAAAACCAGATTGCTCCAGGTCTGTATTAATTACAATATGGCGGCGAAAAACTGTTCAGGCGTATATTCTTCCAGCGTTTCGCCGTCGTTATAGCCGTCTGGCGTTGCAATGATTTTGATAACATCGGCGGTGTGGTATTCCCTGAAAAAATAATCATTAAAATTGCAGGGCAAGAAAGTTTTTTTGTATTGATTTATGACAGATTGCGCCTTCTTGCAGGCGAAACGCTCAAAATCAATTGTTACACCATTTTTTACCACTTTTAAAATACAGTTTTGTTGTTTCATTTATTTCTTTCTGCCCTTCTCCCTGGGCGCTAGGAAATAAAAAGCCGTCTGGGAATCGAATCCGGGAAATCATGGCGGCTTGAGTTATGCGGTTGCTTGCGCCGCCTGCCTGCGGGCATGCTCTGCCTGCCAAAATGCCTCTGTAGCATCGGAAACGCGTTGTTCATGTTCTTCTAGCTTGATATCATCGGGTACGGTTAAAATACGAAACCAAAAGCCTATACCGTATTTGTAGCACATGCATTTGTAGGATTTTTTGCGCTTCATGTAGCGCTCAAAGGTCGCCATTTTGTGACTAGCATCCGGGTCAATGTAAAAATCAAAGGTTACTATCAGGCCTGAAACGGAAAATCCGTCGTTAAAATAATAAGGGTTTCCCCATTTTGCGTGGCGGTATATAATACCATTTTCAGTCATCCATTTTTCTATCTGTTTCATTTTCAACACTGCCTCCCCTGTCTCCCTGGGGACTGGGATAATAAATAGCAGTGGCGGGAGTTGAACCCGCCCAGATGCCGCCAGGCTGCCTAAAAAGTTGATTTTTGATATAATACAGATTTTAAATACTGGATTTTGTCCCGGATTTCGCCGCCCATATTGATAGCGTGCATAAATGTGGCGTGTGGGGCATTGTCTAGCAGGTATTTATATTGTTTGATTTCAGGCATGGAAGCAAGCCAGTCCTCCCACTTTTCGCTCTGTACATTTGCGGTATGTTCAATTTTTAGTAGTTCTGGTCCGGGTACATAGCTGGGCACATTGACATACCATGTGATTTTTCCACATTCGGCGATATGGGCTATTTTTTTGTAATCTCCATTTTCTATCACTGACTTATTGCATACAGTGATGCCATTTCCCAGGCATCCCATAAATAAATCGAAATTTTTCATCGCTATTTCCTCCATATTTCATTTCCCGATTTGGGGAAAACCGCCGCCGGTATTGATCCGGCCTGGCATTCTCTGCGGCGGTTATTTAAATAATTCCAAAAACCCCGTATAAATTGCAACTGGTAATTTACAACCCCGTTTTTTTGCGCCATCCGGCGTGATAAAATGAAAACTGAATAAATCCGGGGCGGTTGGTATGCCATAAAATTCGGCAATTTTTAAAATATCTCTGTATTCGATATTTTCCGTCGTGACATTCCCAATTAATCCAACAACAATACTTTTTTCTGTTTCCGCAATTGTCGAAAAATGTCCGTTTAAATTCATTTTGTCCCTTTCTCGCCTGCCATCATCAGCGCAGGGCGGCGGTTCCCTGCGGACGCTCCAGCGGTGGGAGCGTTTCGGTTAGTATTCGGATGGAAAAAGCACGGTTACAACATCGTAATCCTGCTTAATCCAGATTTTAACGCCATCAGGCGCAGTGTATGCGCTTAAAGCATAGAGCGGATCGCTTGTATTGGCGGCGGCGTCCTCTTCGGAAATATCGCCCCAATCGCCAGAAAAGTGGCGGTTGAGTGAATTGTTAATAAATCTTTCAAAACCAGTGTTTTTATGCACCTTTTTCGCTATTGCGGCGGTTGCTGTCACTCTAATTTGCATTATATGTACCTCTCTTTCTCTTTTTTGTGAAAAGGCAGCTGGGGCGATGCTCCCCGGTTCGCTAGCCTGCCTGTTATGCTGCTTTCTTCCCAGTCAGAATTTCGGACGGGTCAAAACGGAAAATAAAAGCTTTCCGGAATTTAGAATAGTATCCACCGCGCTCCTGCATAGCTTTGTTTTCGGCAGCGTATGCGGCGCGGTCAAGTGTTTCATTAATCCGTACAAGCTACAATTCGGAACCGTCCCGGGTGTCTTCGCCTTTGGTGATTTTATAGGTGTAGCCGCTTTTATTGTCCGGTAACACTGTATTTTCCGTTTCTGTAGTGTTTTCCTGCGTTGGTGTGGGAACCCTGGTTTTTGCCGGTTTGGTGCTCTTATTTTTGATTCTGGCGGTTTTAGGAACCACTTTAAAGCCTTTGTTCCACTTGCCGATATCGAATGATTCATAAAAATTGCAGTGAAAATAATCAATCATTGAATCAGAATCATCAAAATTGTAAGACTGCATAAATGCAAAAACATCGGAAAGAACCGAAAAGCCGTATTCTGTAAAATATTCCTTGTCGCGTTCTCTTATACTGTGAAGTTGCCAATGCATCTTGTCATCCGCTAGCATCTTTTCTATGTCCATTCCCAGGCCGCGGCCCCCATAGTAGCCCATTTTTTCGTTCTCCAGATGCTCAGCGTATGCTTTGCGACAGGCTGCAAGGTCGAAAATCTGTTCAGGTGCTTCCATGACGGAAATATCAATAGAGGAACCGCCGGAAAAATATTTTGATGTAACTGAAAATTTCCATGTTGGATATTTCTCTTTGCAATAGATTTTGATTGCTTTGGAAATTTCGGTGGTGCTCATGCTGGAGTTGTAACGGCTTCCTTCCCATCCCCATTCGGTGTAGAACCTGCGGCGGGTGCTGTCTGCGGTTTCTGTGGTCTGGTTCTGTGGCTCTGCGGTGTTGTAGCGGTCTTTCCAGATAGGGAAAAGCGCGTCATACTCACAGTTGATTTCTTTCATAGTTTCGGCATTGCCGCCAGCGTCTGGGTGATTCTTACGGGCCAGGGCCTTAAACTGATTCTTCAAGTCCTCTAAACTGGTTACGTTCTTAAAATATTTTGTCATGGTATTTTCTCCTCTCGCTCTGGCGGTTACTGTTCACGGTCCCGACCGGCGCGGAGCGCGTCCGGGGCGTTACTTTTTCGCCTGTTTTAGATGTTTTCCTCCGCTCTGCGACTTCCTCCGGGGTTGCGACCGGATACCCGCATTAGAGGGGCGGCAGTGCCGCCTATTGTATTATGGCTGTTTCTTCTTCGTTGGCCGGCTCCGTGTGTCCGTCCGGGTACTCGCGGTATATAACGTCGTTTTCCTTGACTACAAAATAATCAAGTTCTCCCGTTGCTTTGTCTACTACTGCTATGTCTTTCATGTTCTTTCCTTTCTGCCCTCATGACCTTCCGGGCGGGAGAAAATTACTTTTTTACAATTGCCATTTTAAATCCTTCGGTTCCACGCTGCCGGTGGGACCCGATTGCTATATCAATTTTCACCCCGATATCTTCAGGGGTATAACCTGCACTGACGATTGATTTATACAGGTTGCTATTTTTGTTCCTGGGTGCATATAATCCGTCCACGTAAGCGATGACCTCTCTGCCATTAATTGCTATTTCCAACATGGTCGTTTTTTTCATATTTATTTCCCCTTTCGTTTGTCGCTGTTGTTTGTTATGTCTACATGATACACCAAAAATAATGTATTTACAATATGTAAAATACACCAAAAATAATGTATACATCAGATAAAGACATTGTGCATTATTTATAATGTAATGCGCTTGTAAATGCTTTTGAAATAATGTATAATGATAGAGAGTGCAAGCAGGAGGTGCAAAAATGTTTGTCTATAAAATAGATGTTTTAGAGACGCTAAAAGAGAGCGGGTACACTACAACAAAATTAAGAAAAGAAAAGCTGTTAGGGGAAAATGCAATACAATCTTTGCGTAAAAAAGAAATGGTTGGAATTATTGCCCTTGAAAAAATATGTTCTTTGTTAGATATGCAGCCAGGAAACATTATAAAATATGTAGAGGATACAAATAAACAAAAACATTAAATATAATGTAAAACGTGATTGACAATACATTATTAAAGATGTATAATTGAAGTATCAAAAAAAGAGGAGTTGAGACAGTGCCAGAAATAGCAAGGTTTTATGGAATCGTAATTAAAATGTTCTTCAAACCGAAGGAACATGAGCCCAGCCATTTACACGCCCTGTATGGTGAGCATATCGGAATTTTTGATTTGCGAACCATGGAGATGACTGAGGGAGATTTACCCCGGAAAGCGCAGGAACTTGTGAAGGAGTGGATGGAGCAGCACCAGAAGGATTTACTGGACATGTGGGAAACTCAAAATCTTAAGAAATTGCCGCCATTATAAGCGGCTTTTTCGGCTGTCTGGAGGTGGTGGAATGATACCAAGAATTAAAGAGGTAAAGCCATTAGACAACTATATGTTGTTGGTAGTTTTTGACGATGGGAAAACGGTTTTATATGATGTCAAAGAGGATATAGAGACAATACCGCAATATGGAGATTTAAAGGATATTTATGGCCTATTTAAGCAAGCACAAATGGACCAGAGTCGGACTTGTGTATATTGGACAGAAGATATAGATTTACCCAGTGACACAATTTATGAGTATGGAGTAGAGCAATAATTATCTTGACAGTTTTATATTTTTCTGCTAATGTAAAGCCAGATAATAATTTATTTAGCGTGTATGTGTGCTAGTGTCTCGGATGCCTTGACCACACATATAGACCGCCGGCCAGGAGCGGCGCGGCGATGTATAACCAGCCCATGGGGCCTTGACGTTATAGACAGATGTGGAAATCTGTTTATGCGTTGGGGCCTTTTTTATTTGCCTTAACCGTGATATTCTTCCGGATGCATCGGACCGCCAGGAGCTGGCCGTGGAATCTCAGCAGACGGATGCCCACCCATAGTTAAAACAGGTACAGAGCAGTGGGATATAGATATATATTATATAGCTCCCATATATAGGGATAAAAGGTTATATATAGACCAGAAAAGGAGATATACAGATATGGCTAATAAAGATAATAATTACACCATAGACAATTTTGTTATAGAGCTGGATACAGATGATAAAGAGCAATCAGAAAGAGAGTATATAGAGTTTATTACTGCTACTATCATGACTATCTGTAATGACTTTATATCTCGTCATCCCAAGATTAACCTATGTTCATCCCAAGGTTTAACAGAGCTGTTAAAAGATGTAAGACGTAAATATAAGGCTGATATTGATAATATTAAGGAGTTAAATATACTCTGGGATATCTATACTGTTATCTGCTGCACATGTAGGATTAAACCAACTTTGATGCGATATTGTATTATGATTGGTATTCATCCTGATACCATGAATAGCTGGGATAGGGGCGAATATAGCGGCAGAGTAGCCTCTGGACACTCCGAATCGGCGCAAAAATGGAAAGCTGAATGTGAGTCAAGCTTGTATGATGAGGTCATCCAGACCGGTAACATTGGTTGCATGTTTGCCCTAAAAGCCAACTATGGATACCGTGATAATATTCAGATTATCCAGACCGATGGGAGGTCAGATAGGCCAGAATTCAGCCGGGACGAGATACTGACCAGGGTAAAAGCAACGGAATCTCTGCCTGGCTCCGTCGATGAGTTGCCAGATTAATACTATGAGTTATCTGATAATTCAATGGATTTGCACGGAGGAGAGCATGGATTATAAGCGATTGTACTAATCACACAATATAGTCCCCTTTTCTTTGTGCAGAATCCCGGGTGAATTATTCGTGAAATTGATATTTAGCGAATAGTTGAAATGATTAGGGACGGAAGGCACCCTTGAAATAGCAATATGCATAGTTTTTGAATCGAAATTTGTGCAGTATTTCAGCCAATCAACCGTCATATGCAAATGGGGCGGGAGGGGGTCTGTAGGAAGCCGCTGGCGGCGCTAGTTAGTCCCTTTAATTCCGAAAAAATAAAAAAGGCCTTCCAGCCAGGAGGATACCCACATGGGATATAACCAAGAACAGTATATCTGTAAGACAGAGGGATTCAGCACAAGAGGATTTCCCAAATACAATGAAGATGACAACAAGATGGTAAGAGTAAACCATGGAGATATAGTTTCGTCAGATTCAAAAGGTTATCTGTGGAAAGATGGAATCTGTATCTGCCATAAAGAAAGCATTGTAGGGAAATACCACTTCAAAATTTTTCAAAAAAATAAAAAAGGCTTTCTTGAAAGGACAGTGCCATGAGGATATTCAATAAAAAGATATTGTTTGCGAAGCGAAAGAGATTTACATTTCTGGTTTCGATAGCAGACTTTTCTTCACAGGAATGTTATGAGATATATTTCCAGTTTTCGTTGACAGACCCATGGTGGCTTCCAAAGTATGAACCGGAATTTGGAAAAAGTAAAATCCCATTGTATGGCTGGTTGTTTTTCTACTTCGGGCGTAGAAGCATTGGTGTTCTGATTCCGTCTGAAAATGGGAGCGAACCGATAGCAAAGAAACCGATTTATGATAATAACGGTTGTCTTTGGAGGCTTTATACGTTTCCTGGTGCTGAAATGGCAAAGGATTTCAGAGACATATCCAAAAAGTACAGGAGAACCGTTTCGGTAAAATGCGAAGATGGAAATTATACAGTCGTGAATATCATCAGGAGAAAACGGATTTTTGGTTTTTAATTTATCAAGTAGAAAAGGAGCGCTATATGGGCGAGAAGCGTAAATACACAATCTATGCAGTTGATTTCGACGGAACATTATGTGAAAGTGTATACCCTGGAATCGGCGCACCGAATCTGGTACTTATTGAGCATTTGAAAAAGCGCCGTAGGCAGGGCAATAAAATCATTCTCTGGACTTGCCGTGAAGGAGAGCGGCTTCTAGTGGCGGTTGACTGGTGCAGGGAACATGGACTGGCATTCGATGCGGTTAACGAGAATCTACCAGAGATGATTGAGTGGCATGGGAATGACTGCCGGAAGATTTTTGCAGATGTGTATATCGACGATAAATCGGTAAATAAGCCGAAGTATCATGTGCCATACAGGGAGGCGTAATCATGTTAGATTTAGCGATTAATAACGCAGAAGAGCTGCAGAAGTGTTTCAGGTCAATATGGTTCCACGATAAATATAAATTCTGGAATTTCACGAGTTATTACGAAGATATGGAGATTACTGATTCCACTTGGAGCAAACATCAATTTGTTTCGCTGGATTCATCCGGCGAGGTAATCGGATACATAGGCTATGAAATAAATAGGTCAAGTGGTGTCGTGGATGGATTGAACATTATAAACTTTACGGACAATAAAGCAACATTCGGAATGGATGCAGGACAGGCTCTTCGGGATATTTTTGAGAAGTTCCATTTCAGGAAACTGGTATTCGTTGTTATCATCGGCAATACGATTGAGAAAACCTATGACTGGATGATTGCGCGCTATGGAGGTCGTAGCATCCAGAGACGGCAGGTGAAGTTGATTGACGGTCAGTTCTATGACGTTAAAATGTATGAGATTTTATTAGATGATTTTTCGGGAGGAAACGGGCATGTGCGGAAAATGCGAATATCGACGGTACATAGATGGTGAGTGGGTCTGCAACAACGAGGATAGCGAGAACTACGGCCTGGAGGTCGGTTTTGACGCGAGGAGAAAGGCGAGTAGGTGTTGGATATGACTATGAAAGAATTTGCTCGGATACTTAATGGCAGAGAATATGATTGCTGTATGTTTACGAAGCAGGAAATCCAACAGGCAAAAGATAAGGGGTGGGTCATTATTACCGGCGCTTCCGACGATTTGATGGAGTTTGACGGTGCCATGGATGATGAGGGCGGTTGTTTTGATGGTGGAAAAGTCTTTTTCTCACAAAAGGCTGTCTGGAATGGCGAAGATGATAAATCAGTTTTCCCGAACTGCGTTGAAGCTATCTGGTGTGGCAAGGAAGCTCTGGACGAGAATAGAAACGTGATTCCATGGACGTACAAAACGGACATTCCACATGAGACATTCATGGTCTACGAAGATGGGAAACCGTACTGCACGGGAATTGTGTTCTCGGTTGCAAACTTGAAATAAGGGGTGAATGTGATGCAGTGGACAAGAGTTGTAAAATAGATAAGCGTAGCGGTTGCTGTTTCTGTTGGGATTTATATTACAAAATCGGCATGGTGTCTGTGGGCATTTATATTACCGATTTGTGGTGATTGAGGTGAGAATGATGGATAAAACGAAAATAGATTGGGCGGACAGTACTTGGTCTCCGATTACCGGCTGCCTGCATGGCTGCGAATATTGCTATGCAAGAGGAATTGCAAATCGTTTTGGAGGATACCGTGATGCTCCTGGAAAGATTGTGGAATTGGACGAGCCTGCTATTGATTCACTGTTTAAGCGAGAGCCATATCCATACAATTTCACACCGACTCTTCACAGATATAGGCTCAATGAGTATCGGGATAGGAAAGGCAGAAACATTTTTGTTTGCTCCATGGCTGACCTGTTCGGTGACTGGATACCGGATTCGTGGATTGAGGAAGTGTTTGATGCTTGTGACAGGGCACCGCAACATAATTATTTGTTTTTATCAAAGAACCCGAAACGGTATACTGAAGTAGTCAAAAGCAATATAAAAAGTCATGTGTCAGGTCATATGGATAATTATTGGTTTGGCACGACTATTACCACAAATTCTGATGTTGCCTATAATAGTTATGAACTAAGCGAAACTACTGAACAGTTAGCAGGCACTGTAGGTAAAATAAATACGTTTGTTAGTATCGAGCCTCTTTTGGAAAAACTTCTTAGTCTTTCTATCAAATGGTTGATGGAGTTTGATTGGATAATTGTGGGTGCTGAGACCGGTAGAAGGAAAGGGAAGATTATACCTGAAAGAAGATGTATTGAGAGTATTGTAGAACAATGCAAAATAACAGGTACTCCGTTATTTATGAAATCCAGTTTGGCAGATGTCTGGGGAGAACCGCTGATTCAAGAATTTCCAGTGGGTTTGAGAAAATTGGGATTATGAGGTGATGAAATGCGAAAAATTATTGCTGTTATTCTGGTTGCGGTATTTGTGACAGGATGTGTGGGTGAGGTTATCACACGGGAAGAAGATGTGGCAAGCCAGATTCTTCATTTTGATGAACATAAATTGGATATGGAATATTCAATTATTGTAGATGCAGATACGGACGTTTACTATTTGATAAATACAGATATTTATGGAGGAGGAATGACAGTTCTACTTAATCCGGATGGTACTCCAAGGCTTTGGAAGGATATTGAGAATGAGAGCAAATAGGTAAGGGGTGAACGCATGGTTGGTATGAAAGATTTAGACATTAAGCAAGAGTCTTTGCAAATAGCAACATGTAAGCTGCGGAATGAGCTAATGAAAAAGGGCGACTGGTATGATGGTTTCGTAGCAAGCATTAGTAGCTCATTGCGGGAAATTGGCGTGTATGAGCCAGATATAGAGGATATTGCAAAACGTGTATTAAATAGAATCATCGGCTTGGAGGAATGAAATGGAAGCAATCAGATACTTTGTCACATTTGTAGATATGATAATTGCATTATATGCTGCATGGAATGCACTATTTGGTACTGATGTCAAGGCTGAGAGAAATTTATGCCTTGGGCTATTCTCTTTTTTTACATTGAGTATTTGGTTAATCTGGTGGGGGTAAAAAGCAATGTACATATGCATGACAGAAGAGCAGAAAAACAGTATTGTTAAGCATGTCAATATTATGCTTGTGGAGTACAAGCGGTTAATTCGGCGTATTATCGAAGCAATGAAATCTCTTATCATCAGAATTAAGCAGTGCGCTTGTGAAATGGAGATATTTCGAGAAGCTTTTTTGCATTTGTCACCGAGGGAAAAATATAGGACAATGCGCCGATTGAATAAACGAGGATACACTGAAAAGGAAATAAACCAGATGATGTATGGTGTATATCACTGTCGGAATAATTGCTAGGAGGAAAAAGGATGAAACATATTATTGCTTTTGTAGTAGCTGCCGTTGGAATTTTATGTGGTATTTATGTTGGAGGCTGGCTGATGTTTATTCAGCCGATGATAGCGGCGGCAAGCTCCTTTGATGCGGGTCTCTTAACCGGAACTATGGTTGTAATTACCATTTTGAAGTGTATTTTTGCCACGTTTGTTGGAACGGTTATAGCTGCTATGGGTTGTTGGATAGCGGGAATTATTCAGATATTGGGAGGAAAGAAAAATTGAAGAATATGAGGAAAAATATTATTGTCCTGATGCTTGTAATGGTGGTAGCTATGGGATTGGCTGGATGTGAAACTCAGGCTGATAGAGTTTCATACAATCTTTCTCAGGAGGCAGATAATTTTAATGTTATCCGGCGATTGACGGTGATTAATTGTATCGAAGGAGATGTATTGTTCCAGATGACGGGCAATATGTCCATCAAGGCTGATATCTCAGATAACCAGCTTGAAATTATCGTAGAGAACGGCGGAAAGTATGAAAAGCATTTTGTTGGCCTGAGCGATAACGTGACTTATGTGGTGGAGGATTTGGGCGCACCGGCGGTCAGCAAGTACAAATATACATTGAATTTTAATCCAAAAATGTGGATTCCGGTAAACGTAGATACCATAGACTAATTAAAATTAATCGGTTGGAGGACAAAATTTGTGATTTTCACCTATTTCGGAATTATCCTGTTCCTTACATGGGAGTGGGTTAAATTCATAATATTAAAACCACCGTCAATCTCCAGACGCTGTGGGGATGCATATGAGATTGAGCGGTCGAGGCATCCAGAGTAGCTGGTGCCGTGCAAATGCTGAATATTGCGGATGAATATGAAAAATCCCCAGAAACAATATTCGGTTGCTGCGGGCCAATGGCAGTGCAACTATGGCGGTAAACTGCTGAAATGTCCGCCAAAATGAGGAAACGTACCCAAGTTTGGTTGAAGGGGACTGGTTGCTACCAGATAGGCTGTAAAAGGTGTTGGAGTTCGAATCTCCACGTTTCCGTTTCCGCATAGCGCCAAATATGCGGAATGGGTGTTAGCATAGCACCTTCCTTTCATACCTCATAGCCGACAGGCTGTTAAGGCGGCTTACGACCGCCGTGAGGTGTTTTGCGAATAGCCCTGAAGGCGTAAGGCATAAGCGATAACATGTCAATGTCGCGGTTGCTAATGGAGGCTCATCACCTCTGGTTCGCTTCGGAATGTAAAATCATGCAGCATATGTTCTGGTTACTTCCAGCTTGGAGGTAATTGCAGCGTAGTTGGTAGACGTGCTACCTGTATGGAAATTCCAGAAACAGCAGCCGGATAAGCTGAATAAACCGACCCTGGCAAGCAGGGGCTAACTGCTGCAGTGATGGTAGGCAGGCATCGCATGTTCTTGCAAGGATACCTGTGTGATAGCACAGGGAGTGCTACTGGGAATCCCAGGGAAATGGCGGTTCGACTCCGCCCCGCAGGAATGATACATACCAAAGAAAGCATGATGTTATCATAAGAGTTCCGCAGGGAGTATCAAATGAGTTGTCGGTGAAATGCTTTAAACCGGACTGGTCCTGTATGCACCATGTGATGGCAGAAGGCTGTATACACGCAGGAGGTTGGAGAGAGAATGTGTGGAGTCCGAACCTTTAAATAGGTGAAAAACCTCATAGTGCAAATGCATGGCACGATAAAAACATTGCTAACGGGGGCAGCCCCGTTCTGGGGATTTAGCTGAGAGGTATAGCAATAGGCTGTTAACCTATGTACATCGGTTCAAGTCCGATAATCCCCTTAAGGATGAGTAGCCTAGTGGCGAGGGCAGCAGACTGTAAATCTGTGACAAGGAACATCGTTGGTTCGAGTCCAACCTCATCCATTCATGCGACGGCATGGGTTCTGCATATGTGGTTCAAATCCACACGCTTTTGTAATGGAAATGGCGTGAGCGCAACGCCTCAGAGAGTTATTGACAATGCCCACTGAAAACTACTGGAGCATATTGGTATACAAGTATGCTTGCGAAACTGGCAAGAGCCGGATAGTAGACAGTGTGATAATCTAAGTGGGCCGCGCTAAGGACCGTTAGTTCAGTTGGTTGGAACGCCCGGCTCATAACCGGGAAGGCTGGGGTTCAAGTCTCTAACGGTCCATTTAATCAGCCTTATGGCGGAATTGGCATACGCACACGGTTCAGACCCGTGTTTTTCTGGGTTCAAGTCCCAGTAAGGGTATTTTGTCGGAGTAGCAGAATTGGAATATGCGCCGGATTCAAGTCCCGGTATTTGTGGGTTCAAGTCCCATCTCCGATATTTTGTCAGATTGGTGGAATGGAATACACAGACGGTTTAAGCCCGTCTGCCGCATGGCATAAGGGTTCAAGTCCCTTATCTGACATATTGGCTATCGCCAAGTGGTAAGGCACAGGACTTTGACTCCTGCATTCGTTGGTTCAAATCCAACTAGCCCAGTTTTGCACATTGAGAATTGAACATTGATGGTTGGAGCAGTATAATATCTAAAAAAGTATGGAGGATATTATGCAAATAGAAGATATTGAAAAAATGACGCTTGATGATGTTCGCAAGGAGTATGACCGTATTTCACAATCTACAGCAAACTCGTTGGGTACATGGCAGAAAATATATGAATGGAAACAACAAGATTTACTTAATCAACGATTGGAAAAGATAAATATTTCCATGCTGAAACTTACAAAGATTGTTACAATTCTTACAGCAGTAAATGTTATAGTAGCAGTTATATCCATAGTAGTCAATTTTATATAAAATATTAGCCAACCATCAATATTCGGTGGTTGGTTTTTTGTTGCATAAAATCGGAGAAGTAAGCATGGAAGATAAAAATGTCTTTGTTTGTGAAAATAGCAAATGTAATAAGGAATATACGGACGATGAATCTGATGTCAGAGAGAAATTCTGAATATGGCGCCAAGTCCGAAGGAGGGGTGATATGGTCTGGGAATTACAAGATAAGGTAAATTGCTATGAAAAACAGATAGTGGATATGCAGGCACATATTGACTGTCTAAAAGCCGAATTGCGAGAAGTACAATGCCACTCTGATAAATTGAAGCAAGAATTGGCGATGAAAGATGGAAGCAAAATGTTTGATACTCTTATGGAAAATTCTTCTGGAGAGGCGAAGGAACTTCTTTCCAGACATCTGTATGAATCCCTTTGTTGTGTTGAGATGAATCGAGAGGAAATGAAGTTAGAACTTCCATCCGCTCCTATTGACGTTGCAGCCATGCTTATTAGAGAAACAGTAAGATTGAAAACAAGTCCTATCCAAAAGATGTTTAATCCTAATATGCCAGAAGAATATGAGACAGATAAATACTCTCCCAAAGATTTGAAGGAGATTGCAGAGCATTTGTTGGCCTACTGTAACAATAATGCAGATGGTGATTGAGAGGGCTTTTGAACCATGGAAGAAAAGACTGTTTATAGAAATATAGGAGATGGAAGCAAACTCACGCCGATACCGCGTGAAGTCGTAGAACACTTTAACCGTGAATATGCAGGTAAAAGAGTGCCACTTAATGCTGACCGTTGTAATGCTATAGCGGAGATTTTGCGAAAACAGGGAGTTGATGTGTGATATGGATGGATTTCAACTGTTATTAAATAGCTTTTGTTCTTATTGTCCTGATTTTGAGCCGGAAGTAGAGAAGCAGGATTGCACTATGCTGGGAGATTCTACTTTAAAGACAATGAACAATATCCGGTGCCAGCGTGAGCGCCGGTGTGTCAATATTGCAGAAAACATGAAGGGGCGTGGGTATTGTGGTTAAATATCAAGCAATCTATAAATGTAGGCTGTGCAATGAAGAACAAACAGACTATTTTTCAACAGAAGTTTGTCAGGGATTAGTAAAGGGAATGATGGATGAAAAAGTGTTGGAGCAAGTAGGATTACCGTCATTAGACAGATGTCACCAATGTGAAAATGGGAGTATTGGAGTGATGGCGTTTCAGGGATTTAGAAAGGTTGAGTGATATGCAATTAAAAGAATCTAGGGAAACAAAAGCCTTTTTTATGGTAGATAATGGTATAGTGCTACCCCCTATGGATGAAATCCCGGAGTTACATATTGATTCAGAACCAGCAAATGAGGAAGCAAAAAGAATGCTGAGGGAAGCACAAAAGCCTGTTGAATTGGAACTTTCTTTCGATATGCCGGTTTCGTCAGGAGAATTAATCCTTGTTTGGTGCGGGGTATGTACTTGGGAGCAGATACAACAAAACAATTGGCGGAGGCTTCACGGATTGCCAATGAGGAGGAAAAATGTATCCAGTAGAATTTCCAGAACAGAATAGCGTATTTGTAGCAGATGGATGTGACGATTTGCCAGCCTGTAAGCAGTATAATGAGCAGTTTGCGACCGATGAAGTGATTTCTCTGTGGCGTTTTTCGGATGATGATTTGGCAGATATATTAAAACAAATTAAGGCTGGAATTAGACCGGCAATTCATTTGGATGTGATTGGCGGTCAACCTCCGGTAAGTATGTGGGTAAGGAAGAATGAAGATTGATGATAACATAATCAAAAGGATTGAACAGGCTTTTGGAATCCAATTGTATAACTGGCAGAAGGATTATCTGCTTGGAAAGCGAGATATAATTCGGTCAGGACGGTGCAACGGAAAGACGTTTGCTTATTGCATCAAATTGCTCTTGTCGGACGGAGATCCGATAAAGCGCAGAAAGCTGTGTAAATACGCAGATGGTTATGGAAACCGATATCAGGAATGTTTTGCCGGATATGCGTTGGAAATCAATGATATACTGATGGCAGCAGGGTTTGAAACGAGGTTAGAGAAATGAAACGAGGTTTAATAAAGGGGATATTGTTCTTTGCACAAAGTTTTCTATCGAGCAGAATATGATAATTGATGAAAGCGGAATCAAAGTTGTACCATGTGTTAATGATACGTGGTTTAACAGAAAGGCTTATGTCAGTAAAGTCTATAAGGAATACATGGAGCAAACGCTTGGTGGAACATATGAGGAAAAAGACGAATATGAGATAACATTCCTTGATGATGGAAATACGTTGGCGTGGGTAAGTGGGAACGACTTAACACTCATGATGAGAAACGATTGTGCTCATATTCTAAGTTTGCTGGGAGGATGGAATAAATGCTTTTAAGACCAGAAATGGAATATGATACTCCTATGAAATACTGTACAATAAAAATTGATGAAAACTTATATCCATCTGTAATGCAGGAGTACAGGTTGATTTCAGAAGGACTCAATGTAAACATGGGAAAAGTTACAGATTGTAGAATCATTCGAAAATATATTCTTGAGAAGCCAATCGCCGTATTCAAACCAGAACCTTTTAAAGTTGAATGTGACGATGGACATTGTAGCATATGTTACATGGGTGATAATAGGTTATCAATAATTGAAATGGAAGGGACTAAGATGGATTTTTCAAAATCAATGAATCCGCCAGAAGATGGATTTGACGGGCAGGCAGAGATAAAAATATTTCCAGACGGAAAAAGCTGGGTCGTGTGCCCATATTGTAGGAAAAAGCAGTTTCCAGTAAATAGCGGTGCAAGAATTAAAAATTTCCAGTATTTGTGTCGTGCAAACACTTGCAAACGGGAAATGATAGTTAACATACAGTGAACGTGTTGGAGGTACAAAATATGGCGAGGACGGTTGTTTTTGATTTTGATGGTGTGATTCATAGCTATAAATCTGGTTGGAGAGGTGAGGATATTATTCCAGACCCGCCGGTGAATGGAATTAAAGAGGCAATTGATGAGATTAAGGACGCAGGGTATGATGTAGTTGTAGTTTCTACTAGATGCCGGAGTCAAAAAGGTAAAGATGCTATTGCTGAATGGTTAGGTATGCATGGAATCATAGTTGATGATATATGCAAGGAAAAACCACCGGCAATTTGTTATGTAGATGATAGAGCAATTTGTTTTGACGGTCATCCAGGAACATTACTGAAAAAGATACAAACATTTAAACCATGGAACAAATAAAGAATTAGAGAGCCAGAGAGCCTAAGAGCCAGAGAGCCAAATTCTGAACGGAAGGAGGCTCTTTTTCTATGGATTTCCAGGAACACCGGGAAATAATCAAAAAACTAAAGCGGCAACTGACAGAGCCGCTATCTTTGGACATTTTGCAACTTCTTCTGTCCGAACTTCAATATACGATGAAAGATAATCCGGAGCTGCCGGTTGATGAGCGGGATTTTATCATGGCATATTCTGGATTCATAAAGAAGCAGGCAACTTCTCTGTTTGCAAAGACCATGGACAGCCAGTGGGATGACTTATATTGGCGAACCATGCTGTTTGAGGCACCGTATTTACTCGATAGCTATTGCCTGTACATAGAGAAAGACAGAAAGCCACGAGAACGATTTTACCAGCCAAGGCGCAAAACCTTGATAAAGGTGGTCAATAAGCTGCAAATGTTGGAAGATGACCGACTGGACGAGTTATTTGTACATATGCCGGCGAGGGTCGGGAAAACTCAAATAATCACTTTAGGGACAAGCTGGCATTGCTGTCGGGACACTGAATTGAGTAACTTGTATTGTTCATATAAAGAAGATGCCGGTGGGGCGTTCCTTGATGGAGTGAAGGAAATATGGACAGACCCAGTGTATTGTCATCAGGATATATTCCCAATGGCAAAAATTGTTGATACTGACGCAAAAGCCAATACAGTAGATTTGGAGCGCAAGAAAAAATACAAATCTCTCTCTGGAAAAGGTCTTACTTCTGGATTGAACGGTTTGTATGATGCCACAGGTTGGCTGATTGCGGATGATATTTTAGAGGGAATACAAGATGTGCTTAGTCCAGACATTTTGCGACGAAAGCAAACGATTTTTGACAACAACCTTATGAAGCGTAAGAAGGAAAAATGTAAGGTTATTTATAACGGTACAATTTGGAGCCTGCATGATATTTACATGAATCGTATGGCATTTTTGGAAAACAATCCAGAAGCCAAGGATATTCGGTGGGATGTGCTTAAAATACCGGCGCTTGACCCCGAAACAGACGAAAGTAACTTTGATTACGATTATAATGTGGGATTCAGCACAAAGTATTATCGTGTAGAGCGTGCGAAATTTGAAGAGAATGATGATATGGCTTCGTGGTTCAGCCAGTGTCAACAAGAGCCTATTGAGCGTGACGGCGCAGTATTTAATCCAGAACACATGAATTTTTACAATGGCGTATTGCCAAATATGGAGCCGCTAAAAGTTGTTGCTGCCTGTGACGTGGCTCTTGGTGGTACAGATTATCTGGCTATGCCGATTGCATATGTCTATGATGATGGTTCCGTATATGTCCATGAGGTTGTATATGACAATAGTGAGAAAACAATAACACAACCTAAAGTCATTGATGCGTTGATTAGAAATCATGTGACTAATGCCTTTTTTGAAGCCAATGCCGGAGGCGAGGGATACAAAGACGAGATTGAAAAAATGTTGGAAGAAAAGGGCGTGAAAATCAATCTGGTATCGAAATTCGCCCAGCAGATGTTGATAGGAACTGGCGGCAGTGCAACAAAAACACACCAGAGAAAAGAACAGCGCATTTGGGATAACGCTCAGGCTATCAGGAATTTTTATTTTTTGGATAGTGGATATCAGAAGATAGAATACCGGAAGTTTATGAATAATGTATATAGCTTCACCATAAACGGAAAGAACAAAAATGATGATGCGCCGGACTCTTTGGCGAGTTTGGCTGTGTTTATTGCAAAGGGAAGCGGAACTGTGGCTAAAGTTTCTGTTATGCCACGACCATTTTAGGAGGTGTTTTGCATGGCGAAATATTTGAGAAATCCTCAAAAAGAAAACCAAAGATTATGGGAAATATATCATGGGATGAAAAAACGATGCTTGAATAAAAACGATGCGAGATATAAGGACTATGGCGGTCGTGGAATCGAAATATGCCATGAGTGGCTTTTGAGTTTTGATAATTTTGCTGATTGGGCAAAAAACAATGGATATGATGATGATTTAACTATTGAGCGGATAAACGTGAATGGAAATTATGAACCAGAAAACTGCGAGTGGATTACTTTAAAGCAGCAGGCAAGAAACAAACGCGACACAATCTGGGTGACATATCATGGTGTGGAAAAGCCTTTGATAGAGTGGTGCGAGACATTGGGTTTAGACTATGACACAATACACGACAGGATTACTGCACGAAATTGGGATGTGGAAAAAGCATTTGAGACTCCATCTCAACGCAAAAATTCGTTTAGTAGTTTGTGTAAGGCACATCACCTTAATGCCGCAACAGTGTATGACAGGATACATAAGTTCGGATGGAGTTTGGAAGATGCTTTAAATACACCAAGTCTAGGACGAGGAGCAAATTCAAAATCATATAGAGCGGAACAATTTGGGTATAGGTTTTGTGCTATTTGCGGAAAGGAGTTTTTGCGTAACAACACAAAGCAAATTTATTGTGGGGCGAAATGTCGTGGAATATCGAAACGAAGAAGTTATAGGAGCACGAGATTGATTCTTGATGGGAGAAAAAGTCCAGAAAATTGCGATGAGAGGAGAATGCAATTATGATTAAGGCGTTGACAAGAGAGTATCTAGCAAATTATCCATATATTAGAGATGTAATTGCTAAAGATGAAAAAAAATTACAAAGATACAAAGATAATCCACCAGAAACCTTATATGGGAAGGTATATGGTTCTAATCCATGCTTTCCTTTTCAACGGCGAGGTTTTACTGTTTCAGGCCCGTGTGGAACTGATAGCAGGCAATGGAAAGAAAGAATACATGATTTAGAGATAAAGATTGCTCAGGAAAAAAGATTCTTTGAACAATTGATGGTGGAGATTGATGAGTTGATTTTGTCGATTGAAAACCCAAGAGATAAGATGGTATTTGAGTATCTATATCATGATGGAATGAAACAAAAGGATGTGGCTAAGAAGTTACATATTGATCAGAGCTTGGTTTCGCTGACTGTGAGCAAATATGTATCTTAAAAAAGTAGCAATTTAGCATCTATTGGGACAGGAACCCAACTTGCCGTTTTATCCATGGATAATAAGACAATGACAGGAATTTCATTTAAAAATTATAAAACTATCGAAATCATG